GTTTATTACATACCTGATTCAGTTTTGCTTCCATTGGGGAGTGCCCACAAAGGACAGCCTGCTCACCCAGACGGATGATATTGGCAAGTACCTGTATCTTTGCCTTGAAAATCGCCGGTGTGCAATTTGCAACCAGCCTGCAGAGGTGCACCATGTTGACCGCGTGGGCATGGGTCGAGATAGAGAAGCTATCGTCCATGTCGGGCTGAACGCGATAGCGCTTTGTCGGCGGCACCACGAAGAGGCACACCGCAGAGAAAAAGCCCTGTTTGCTGATTACCATATCTATGGCATCAAGCTGGATCGGCATCTATGTAAAGTGCTTTCGCTCAATCAAAAACCGAAAGGGGAGGTGGAGCGTGGCGAATGATTACATAAAACTGTGGGTGAAGGATTACAGAGCATTGCTAGAACCGTTCAATGAAGCGGAACGGGGCCGAATTCTATGGGCTATGATGGATTACAAGGAAACTGGTTCAGAACCGAAGTTTCTGGGGAATGAGCGCTTTGTTTGGGCGGCAATAAAAGCCAAAATCGATGCTTCCAATGAAGCATACGAGCGTCAGGCCGCTGCCAATAGGGCAAACGGTGCCAGAGGTGGCAGGCCTCGCAAATCAAAAGAAAATCAGGAAAACCCAGAAAACCGAATGGGTTTTGAAGAATCCACAACTGAGGAA